CACTTATGTTCGATGACAAGGAAACTCAATATAAAGCACTATCTTCTTGGCTTACATATAGACTAGACGGATGGCGCACCCATCGTGATATTAATTATGTCACTAAGTGGGATGAGTATTACCGCCTTTGGCGTGGTATCTGGGTTCAATCAGACCGTATGCGTGGTTCTGAGAAGTCTCGTATTATTTCTCCTGCCTTACAGCAAGCTGTAGAATCTGCTGTTGCAGAACTAGAGGAAGCTACGTTTGGTCGTGGCAAATGGTTTGATATTAAAGATGATTTTATAGATCAGGATAACTCTGAAGCTGAGTATATCCGTAACTTACTACAAGAAGACCTTGAGAAGACTGGTGTTAAAGATGCTATCTGCGAAGTGTTCTTAAATGCTGCTATCTACGGTACTGGTGTTGGTAAGATCGTTGTTGAGCAGAATGTTGAAAGAGTTCCTCAAGAGGTTACTGTTGAAGGTACTATGGCTACGACTCGTTCTCTATTAGAAGTTCCAAGTATTGATGTTAAGATTGAAGCCATCTCTCCTAAAGAGTTTTTGATTGACCCTTCAGCTAATTCTATTAAAGATGCTCTTGGAGTTGCTCATGAAGTTATTAAACCGCGCTACCATGTCGTGGATGGGATTAAGTCTGGTATTTATCGTGATGTTCCCCTTGATGGTGATTATGATACTATTCGTTTTGGCTTCGATCCTGAGACCAAGCAAGCTGATGAGTCTGATTCGGTTAAAATTACTGAATACTGGGGTTTAGTTCCTAAAAGATTCCTTAAAAAGAGCAAAGATCAAGACGATTTTGAATACACTAAGAAAGATGAGCTAGTTGAAGCGGTAGTTACTATCGTAAATGACGAATACATCCTTAGAGCTGAAGAAAATGCCTTTATGATGAAGGATAGACCGTTCATTAGTTATCAACATGACATTGTTCCAAATAAATTCTGGGGTAGAGGTGTTTGTGAGAAGGGTTACAACCCTCAAAAAGCATTAGACACTGAAATGAGAGCAAGAATTGACTCTCTAGCCCTAACAACTACACCTATGATGGCAGCTGACGCTACTAGATTGCCTCGTGGTATTAAGTTTGAGGTTAGACCTGGCAAAACTATACTAACGAATGGTGATCCAAGAACGGCTATTATGCCTCTGACTTTGGGAACCACAGACCAAACAACATTTACCCAGGTTGCCTCACTTCAAAACATGATTCAGATGGGTACTGGCTCTTCTGATGCTGGTTCAGCTGAAAGAGCTACCTCGTCAGGTATGTCTATGGCACAATCTGCGTCAATTAAGCGCCAAAAACGTACATTAATGAATTTCCAGAACACGTTCCTTATTCCGATGATTAATAAATCAATGTGGCGTAAGATTCAGTTTGATGTTGAACGTTACCCTGCTACAGATTATAAGTTTGTTCCGTATTCAACTATGGGAATCATGGCTAAAGAGTTAGAAATGACTCAGATGGTGCAGATGTTGCAAGCTATTCCTAAAGATTCACCTGCTTTCAACGTAATTCTATTGTCAATGATTGGTAATTCATCAATGCACGATAGAGATAAGATTACATCCGCACTTACACAAGGTAATCAACCTAATCCTGAGCAACAACAGATGCAACAGATGGGCGCGCAGCTGCAGATGGAAGAGATGAAGGCTAAGATTAATAAGTTATATGCCGAAGCTGAAGAAGAAAAAGCTAAAGCAATCAAATGGCAAGCTGAAGCAGCTAATTTACAGCCAAATGAGATCGATATTCAAGAGAAAGTGCTTAAATTGCAGAAGGATTCTATTGGTTTGCAGAAAACTCAAGCAGATATTAACAGTAAGAACATGGATACTGAGAGAACATACCCAGAAGTAGACCATTTACGTTCAGAAACTGCATTAAACATGGCAAATGCTAGAAAGATTGCCCAAGAAACAGAAATTAATAGATTTGTTCAATGAAGACGGATGAACAATTCTTAAAAGATAGATTAGATTTATTTGAGTCAGAAGGTTGGCTAGACCTGATGGCTGAATTAGAAACCATTGAAGATACAACTCGAGACATTGAGACTATCAACGATGAAAAATCTCTTTGGGATGCCAAAGGGCAGTTAAAGGTACTAGGTTATTTACTTAGCTTAGCATCCGCAACGCAAATAGCCGTGGAACAATCGGATCAAACCGACACCACACATTAAGTAACTTCATAACCCCTCGGGGCGGAGACATAGAAATGAGTATAGTAGTAGAGGAAACACCACAAGCGGTAGAACAGGTAACAGAAACACAGGAAGTTGTACAGGAAGCTCCACAAGAGCCTACTTATGAACCGCCTGAGAAGTATGCTGGGAAAACTTTAGAGGATGTTATTGCCATGCACCAGAATGTTGAAAAAGCGTTCGGTAAGCAAGGTCAAGAGGTAGGGCAACAGAGGCAGATGATACAACAACTTCTGGATTCTCAACCTCAAGTAAATCAAGCTACTGAAACAACAGAAGAAACTGTGAGTTTCGAGGATACTTTCTACGATGATCCTGCTAAGGCAGTAAATTCAGCGATAGAGAACCATCCAGAGATTCGCAAAGCTCGAGAAGGTAATGTTAAGTCAGCTCAACAGGCTAATTTAACTCAGTTAGAAGCTACACATCCTGATTTTATGGATGTTGTGGGTGATAAAGGCTTTCAAGAGTGGGTAGGAAAGAGTGCTATACGCACTGAGCTATTCCGCAAAGCTGACGCAAGCTATGATTTTAATTCTGCAAACGAATTATTGGGGACTTGGAAACAACTCTCAATGGTTGGAAAGACCCAAGAGGTCAATAAGGCAGAGAAAGCTAAGCGACAACAGGCAATGCGACAAACTAGTTCAGAAACTCGTTCTTCAGGAGATTCTGTTGGTGGTAAAAAGATGTACCGTAGAAGTGATTTAATCACACTACAAAGAACTGACCCATCTAGGTATGAGGCACTCGGTGACGAGATTATGGCAGCATACGCAGAGGGTCGGGTTAAATAATAATACTCAATAAGGAGAAATAATATGGCTTTAGGTACTAATAATACTACTACAGCTGTTGCTAACAATTTCATCCCTGAACTATGGTCGGATGAAGTTATTGGTGCATACAAAACAAACTTAGTTTTAGCAAACTTAGTTACAAAGATGTCTCACAAAGGTAAGAAGGGCGATACTATTCATATCCCTAAACCTGCGCGTGGCTCAGCTTCAGTTAAGACTGCTAACGCACAAGTAACGCTTTCAGCTGCTACTAACACTACAGTTGATGTTTCAATCAACAAGCACTACGAATACTCGAAGTTAATCGAAGACATCGCTGATGTTCAATCTTTAGCTTCAATGCGTAAGTTCTACACTGATGATGCTGGTTATGCACTAGCTCAACAAGTAGAGTCTGATTTATTCGGTACTATGACAGCTGGTTCTTTCGTTAAAGCTGACGGTACTGCTTGGACTTCAGGTAACGGTGGTGCAATGACTGACGCTGGTATCCGTGCGATGATTCTTTCATTAGATAATAATGATGTTCCTATGGATAATCGTGCTTTAGTACTACCTCCAGTTGCAGCATCTACATTGTTAGGTCTAGCTCGTTTCACTGAGCAAGCTTTCAATGGCTCTGGTGACGCAATCAAGACTGGTAAGATTGGTAATATCTATGGTATGGAAGTTTACATCACTAACTCTGCTCCAACTACTGGCACTAACCGTGAAGGTCTAATCCTTCATCGTGATGCTGCTGTATTTGCTGAGCAAGTTGGCGTTCGTACGCAGACACAGTACAAACAAGAATACTTAGGTGACTTGTTTACTGCTGATACTATCTACGGTGTAGCTGAGTTACGTTCTGAAGCTTCTGTAGCTTTCAAAGTAACTGCTTAATCTTAGTTAGTTAAGTGTAACCCTTGTCTACATGAGAGGGTTATCCTGAACTAATTAGGAATAACAATGCCACTTTTTGAATATACCTGTAAGAACAACCATATAGCTAACAGTGTGGTATCCTATAAACATCGTGAAGAACCTCAAGTCTGCTCTGACTGCGGAGAACCTTCTTACTTCAAGCAAACATTCTGTACTAATTTCCAATATGGCAAAGACTATAGTTCTTATGCTGCTGATACCAAAAGATGGAATACTAGAGAGAATCATAGATTAGGAAAAGGTTAACATGGCAATTGATAGAGGACAAGGGATAGCAATATCCACAGAGTTAGCTGCAAGTTTTGATGTACAAGGTTTAATCGATGATGCTACAGCTGCTAAAGTTGCAGCTCAAGTTGCTAAAGCAGCAGCAGAAGTAGCTGAGACTAATGCAGAAACTGCAGAAACTAATGCTGAGACTGCTGAGGTCAATGCTAGTAGTTCATCTTCGAGTGCTACAGCTTCTGCTATCAGCGCTTCTACTAGTGCTACTAATTCTACAAACGCTAAGACAGCAGCAGAGACAGCAAAGACTAATGCTGAGACTGCTCAAACAGCAGCTGAGTTAGCAGAAACACACGCTGAAACTGCAGAAACCAATGCTGAGACTGCGGAAACTAATGCTCAATCATCAGAGAATGATGCAGAAACAGCACAAACAGCTTCAGAAACAGCCAAGACTCAAGCAGAAACTGCCAAAACATCAGCTCAATCAGCTAAAACTTCAGCAGAGACAGCAGAAACTAACGCATTAGCCTCTAAAAGTGCAGCTTTAGCTTCTCAATCAAGCGCTACCGCCTCAGCTACTTCAGCTACAGCGAGCGCTACTAGTGCTGGTAGTTCAGCTACAGATGCTCAAAGTTCAGAGGATGATTCTGAAACCTCAGCTATAGCTTCAGCTGCCAGTGCGAGTGCTTCTTCTTCTAGTGCTTCTTCTGCCAGTACATCAGCTTCAACAGCAACAACCCAAGCTGGAATAGCAACAACTAAAGCAGGTGTAGCTACCACTAAGGCTAGTGAAGCATCTACTTCAGCTACAGCTTCAGCTACTTCGGCTACTAATGCAGCAGCGAGTGAAGCCGCTACAGCTAATAAGCTACCTCTAGCTGGCGGTGCTTTAACTGGCGCAGTAACCACCACCTCTACATTTGATGGTAGAGATGTAGCTGCTGATGGAGTAACCGCAGATGCAGCCTTACCTAAAGCTGGTGGCACACTAACGGGCAACCTATCACTAGGTGATAACGTCAAAGCACAGTTTGGTGCTAGTAATGATTTACAGATATATCACGATGGTGCTGCAAGTTGGATTAAAGATAATGGTACAGGAAATTTAAGATTAC